CCTGACAACTTGACTTCTTCTTCAAAGCTACGCTCTGAATTTTCAACGTCATAGATTTCTGCATGTTCGTCTTCGTACTTTTGGTACTCTAGACCGAAAAGGGCGTTTAGACCCGGTAACAACTCTTTAAGGAGTTGCGCTCTTGAAATAGCCATAGTTCAATCTCCCTATTAAGCTGCTGATGGTGCGTTACCAGAAACGGCACCTATACCAAGTTGATGACCAGTGTTGAATTTGCAAAGCATAATTGGATATGCTGTACCCTTTTCATCACCATCGTAACCACCTTTCCAATCAACAATTCTAATTGGTAAAGATGCTGTAGTTGCTGCAGTACTGATGTCTAATGAAACCCTAGAAATACCTAAAGTAGCATTTAATGCACCCTGTACTAACGCACAGTTAGCTGCTAAGTCATCATCATTAACAGAACCATCTGCTTGAATTTCAAACAAGATGTTAGGATCATCACATACATATGCCATTGCATTAGTATGAGCTGTTCCTGTCCATTGCTGGTTAAACTGTGTTTGACTTGTACTTAGATCAGTATACCTACACCCTAAGAAAATTCCTATAGGTGTTGCTGAAGTTGTACCAGTATCTTTTTGGATAGTGGTAGTTGATCCGGCATCGTTGAGCTTTACAACGTCACCGAAAGCTATTCCTGTGGAATAAGTACTCAGTATTGGATACTGCCTAAAAGAACCATTGTAAGTTCCAGACATGTTTCCAACTGGTCTTAAACCGAAAGGAGCTGCTGTTGCGGACATATTAGTCTCCTTAAGTTAAAAGTTAAAATTTATTTTATTTGCGTGTGCTTTTCTCTGGTTTGAGTACTGGCATACGGGGATCGGATTCTCTCATATAATTATTATCTACAGCTGCCATCTGACTTGCAGTAGCATTGCGATGAAATTCTCTTCGAGCATCCATGTTTTCTTTTGAGTTCCTGCAAAGTAACAGTCCCCCAACCTCTACATTACCCTTAAATTTGGAGTCTACATCGGGTAAAACTTTAAGTTCTGGATGATCTTCCAGCCTTACTGGCTCCCAGCCTTCACGAAATTTAGAAGAAACATTAGTGTTATCATTCTGACCTAGTGTTGATGTGCGTATCCAACGGAATTCTACTCCCTCTTGTGGATCGGGGTCAGGTAAAGCATTTGCTCGTTTCCAAGTTACTTTACGTTCTGTAGTTTCTCTAGTCTCAAGTGTGCGTGAATCTCTATTAGCCATTATATTGACTCCTTCAATAATTGCGCTGCATATTGTTCAGGTGTAACTCCCAGACGTTTAGCGAGTCCAATCTGGGTGGAGGTTAGCTGCACTTTGCGTGGTTTTTTTGCACTTCTGTTAACTGGGGCAACCACGTTACCAGCAGAACGTTGAGGTGCTTCTACCTCTTCTGTCTCAACACTCTGCTTGTTTGAGTTGAAATGCTCTGGAAAAGCTTTTCCCATAGCCTCATCAATTCTTCTATAATACTCTTCTGTGTCTAGTTTAGGATTTAATCCTGCTTTGACTAGCTTTTGGTGTACACCCATAGCGTACCCTGTCATATCTTCATGATCTTCTTTTTGAAACCAATCGCTATTCGCTTCAAGCCATTCCTTATCTTTCCCTGTAGGTTCCTGTACCTTTGGTTGAGCAGGAGCCTGTTGTGGAGGAGAAACTTCAGGCTCTACTGCTCTTACTGGGGGCTTGTAGTTATCTACCCTATACTTTTCATTTTGTATTGTGCTTAATTTTTCTTGAGCCTCAATTAACTTGTCTGAATCACCAGCCTCATATGCCTCTTTATATTCTTGCTTTGCCTTTTCTAGTTGAGCCTGAACTCTGCCTTTTGCTTGCTCAACTAAAACACCCTCTCCATCATCAAGGGTCTTTTTTAATTTCCTATTTTCTTCCATGAGCTTTTGTGTGGCGGTGATAGCCTCATCACTTAGACGTTTAGCTTCTTCTTTTTGTCTACGCTCTTCGTGATACTCATATTTTAATTGCTTAATTCTTTTTTGTACGTCACCAGAATATTTAGAAACCTCATCGTCATCTGGTATTTGCGGAGGTATATTTTCTGCCCTCTTTGGTTTACCACGATCCTCTTCAGGTGTGTCATCCACAACCTCTATCTCAAGGTCTTGGCTTTCCATTTCAATTTCTTGTTCTATTTTTTCTGCTGTATTTTCCATTATACCCTCGTATATTCTCTAGGATCATCGACAACAGCTTCAACTGTGTCATCATTAATTAACCTAAATTCTTCGCCTCTAAGCTTAAATCTTGTTCCAGAATATGATCTAAATATCACAAAATCACCTTCTTTACAGTATGGCCCATCCGGAAACTTGTCTGCATCGTTGTACGCAGCTTTTCCCATTGCTATGACCAACCCTATAATAGAAGCTGTCTGCTCCATTCCTTTTAGTTTGTCTGGAATAATAACGCCACCACTAGTTTTTTCTTCTAATTTTGGTATTGCTATTAGTAATTTATAGCCCTGTGGTTCAGGTAATTTACGAGTAGTATCTTCGTCTAGTTCTATTTTTTCTGCAGAGTACATCTCTGTTCCTTTTTGCAGTGATTTAGGTTCACCGTAACCTTGCAGACTCAAGCGTCTGAAATAACGTTATTTTAAATATACACAACTATTGACGATTTGAAAAGCCCCTAATCTTCTATATATCTTTTTTCAGCCTCTTCAAGTAATTCTATTGATATAGATAAACCTTCTATCTTTCCCACAAGCCTTTGATATTCCTCAAAGTTTTTTACTCTACCTGAAGCCAAATGAAAAGAAACGGCATCCGATTCTTCTCTAATTTTTTTAATAATGTAGGTGTATACAGTTTCATTTTTACTCATTTGTAAGATCTTTAACTGTTTCTAACGCAAGCCTAGTACCTTCTGCAACAGCCTCATTTTTAATCTTTTGAGATTGAATTTGAGCGTCTGAAGAATGTTTTGTAAGGGCAACACCAAGTCTCGCACCTTCTCTCTTGTTTTCAGATTCCAATCTTTCGGTTTGATTTTTATCATTCATCATCGCTTTCTGCGCCTCAAGCTCCAGCTTTGCTATATCCATTTGTTTTTTGTGTTCTAGCTCCTGCTCTTTTATTGCCAATTCTCTCTGCTGTATTTGAGTAAGAGGGTCTTGCTGTTGTTTCTGCGCTTCTTGTTGTTGTGCTTCTGCATTGTTTGATTTCAAAAGCTTTTCAGCAGCTTCTGCGGTAACTCTTGACAATTCTTCCTCTGTATCTTCAGGCAATGGCTTTTCTTCATTAGGCATAGCAACACCAAGATTCTTTTCAATCTCTTTTCTGTATTGGAATGCCACATGTTCTGTTATGTGCGCTGATAAAGCTGCCTGTATTGCACCAGCAAAAGGTGACTGACCTACCATTTCTTTTATTTTTGGATCATTAGCTGCAGCCATGTGAACTCTAATATGAGCTTCGTGATCTTGATACTTAAAAGCTTTAACTGGCTCTTGTTTAAGCATTGCCATGTTTTCCGTTACAGGATCAGCTGGTTTAATGTCCTCTGGTAATTTAATAATTGAACTAGCATCTTGGATGCCTAAAACTTCGAGCATTTGTCTATGGAGTTTGCCCATATCATATAACTGCGGTGCTTGTTGTGCCAGTTGAAGTGCTGCTTGATATTGCATAACTCTTTGTGACATTGTTGCTGCATTCGGATCAGATACTGGAATAACATCAATTCTTTTGTCAAAATCTTTTGTTCTGGAAAAATCTCCTTCCATCTCATAAGCATAACTGTCATCCATATAATCTCTAATAACAGCAGCAAGCAGTCTAAGCTCATTCTTTAATGCTGCATGAAGTCTGGCTTGAACACCAGACATAACTTTCATTGACCTTTCCATCAATGCAAGAGTTGTCCCTACAGGAGCTTGGGCGTTAATGTCCCCAACCTGTATATCGGCTACCGACCCTATTCTTCTTCCTTCTTCAACGATATTTCCAAGTAATTGGTACAATACCGATGACGGCTCTTTGTAAGGAATGAAAGTAATAGCGTCACGGATTGCACCACCCGGGACATCAACGTCACGGAATTCACCCGGCATGAGAGGCGAATCATCACCTTTGATACGAAGACCCCTAGCCTTAAGACCAGCAGGCAAATTCGACAACGTACCGGCATCGATGAGCTGTCTAAGTATTGAGGTTGCGCTTTTTGCAAGGCCTCCGATGAGGTGTATAAGTCCTGTTCCGTAAAAGCCCAGCCCGGGGAGATACCTATAGTGGACAAAGTATTGCCTTTTTCTTTTCTTTTTGTCATCTTCGTAATAGTTCCTTCTGATAGATAATATTTCCCTTGATGATTTATCTATTGTAATCACATAAGGTCTTGCTATCCCATCTTCTTCATCAAACGGCTCTGGCATTTCCATATCAACATGCATTTCAAGAAGAGTATGCCTGTCATCATCTTCAATAGTGGCGGTTTCTCCATCTAGCTCATCATATTTTTCTTGTATATCTGACATATCAGGTTCTGGATCTGGCAATTCTATGTCACGATAAAAACCGGTACTTTGCAGTTTCATGATGTCATTTGATGTTTTTTTCATAACATGTGTATATCTCTCACATGTCATAAGGTCAGATGCGCCATAAGAAACCACAAAGTCCTCGGCGGGGACAAACATTGCGCATGGCCTTTCCATGATGGGGTCGTAATATACTTTTTTGAAAGCTGATCCAGCTAAAGGTAATTTAAATAATAACTGCTCTGTTTCGTCACGATACTCTGTCATTTCTTCTGTAAGAAGGTAATTCATTTCGTTTTCGACTCTTTTAGCCTGTTCTGTTTTTTCTACAGATATTTTCCCAATTATCTTTGTTCTTACGGGACCTGAAGCAGGGTATATCTCTCCCATAGCCTGTGCCTGAAATCTAACTATTGATTCTGTAAGGATTGGGTGGAATACACCAGATGATCCAGCCCAAGGCTGCTGTCTTTCTTCTATTCTCATCCCAAGAAGATCAAGCCCTTTGACATAACTTTTGGCCCATTCACTTCTTGATTGCCTATCTGATTGAAAACTGCTTAACAGTTCGCTTGCCATTTCTTGTAGATCATTTTCTTCTATTTCTTCCGCAAGGTTCCTGTCAAACTCACCTCCCATTATTTCCTCTACCTGCTCACCGGTAAAGTCAATAATCATACCTCCATCTTCTGTTTCAATAGAAACTGCGTCTGGATTCTCTGCGGACACCGATTCAGGATTCTTTAACTCTACAGTTATATCCTCATCAATAACATCATCGTCTTCAGTAAATGGAACCATAGGTTTTTCAATAGCCATATTAATTTCCTCTAATAATACTCAACTGGTCTTCTGTATTTGGGTTCATCATCCCAATCATCCATTGTGGTTCTGATCCAGCCACCCTGCCTGAATCTTAACAGCGCTTGTGTAGTAGAGTCAACCAAATCATCATGGTCTCCTGCAGGAAATGCAGCACATTCTTCTATAACTTCTTCTGCCCATCTTGTTGGTGGATACCAAACTACACCACTTGCAAACAGATCAGTAACACCGTTTACCCTAGCTATCTTATCCTGTCCACGGCTCGGTGTAAACTCTGTTACGGGAATTCCCATAGCTCTAAGTTCAAAAATCAAGGGAGAACCTGCAGCTTTTGCCTCTACAATCATTTGATCTGGTTCAAATTCCCAGTATTTGTCATAAGCAGCACGTTTTAATTCAGGAAATTCTAGTTTTTCTTTGTATGCATCTATTAAAATTAGGTTAGGTATCTCATTTCCGTCATCGTCAGGGTGATGAAAGATGCCCCAAGTGGTACATGCACTGTAATCTGCTCTTTGCGTCTTTAAAAACGCTGTATCCCACGATTGTATGATTGAATCACAGGGTGGTAAGTCTTTTCCTTCCCATTCCTGCCACCATTCACGTTTAATTAACGCTCCTTCTTCAGATGTAGGGTCCTGTTGATACTGTGCATTCCATTTTGAGACAGGTAATTCTGCTTTTAGAGCGTCTAATTCGCTAGCGCTCCAAAATTCCGGCCATAACGGCTTGCCTGAGGGCATAATTGCGGGTAATTGTATAACTTCCCACTCATTTGAGCCTTCTCTTTCAACAGATTTGTTAACAATTTGACCTGTTAGGTCTCTTTTTGACCATCTAGTCATCACAAGTATGATTGCCCCACCCGGCTGGAGTCTCTGCCGGGGTCCAGACGTGTACCATTCGTAAACTTTGTTGTAAACTTCAGGGTTATATTCACCCATTGTGGCTTCCTGCTCAGAGTGTGGGTCATCAATTATCAAAATATCAGCACCTTTACCTGTTACAGCACCTCCAACACCTATCGCAAAGTAGTCACCACGTTTATTTGTGTTCCATCTTCCTGCCGCTTTACTGTCTGTTGACAGTTCTATGCCCGGAAAAACATTTTGGAAGTCTTCGTTTTGTATTAAGTTACGAACTTTACGACCAAATCCAACTGACAGCTCCGCTGTGTGTGCCGTCTGAATAACTTTCTTCTCAGGGTACATACCCAAAAACCATGCAGGGAATAAATAACTTGCAAATTCTGACTTGGTATGACGAGGTGGCATGTTGATAATCAATCTTTTTAGTTCGCCCCGGGCCACTCTTTCAAATGCCTCTGCCATTATCTCATGATGTCTGCCGTGTATAAAGCTAGGCCACATAGCACGAACAAAAGGAAGAAACTCTTTCTGCGCTTTCTCTTTGTTCTGCATTTCAGTTAGTTCTTCAACAAGCCCTAGTATCTCTCTTTGCTTGTCTATAGGAAAACTATCTAACTTCTTAGATGCGGTTTTTAAGATAGATGCCAAATCATTCATTGTCATTCCTAATAATCTCAGGCGGCCTACCCTCAACTATTTTTTGAGCCAATTCAATCATCCACAAACATGGCACTGTGTCAACTGAAGAAACTATATGCAGTTCACGCTCCCCATCTTCTGCTTCTGTCCAACCAATAACTACAGGATCTATCAACTCATCAGATGAGTCATAGTAATCTTCTATGTTTTTATTTTTTCTGTAGTTTTCTAGTTTTATAATATTATTTGGCAAACTAACTTTCCAACCTGTTATAACAGTACTACTAGTTATAACAGTTCTACTAGTTATAACAACTAGTTTATACCAGTATAAAAATATATATATACTAGTTATAACTAGTAGGGAAGCCCCTAAGTAACTTTTTTTTGTTTTTTTATTTATTTTTACATATATGGGTAGGTGGGGTGTAGAAATATGTGAAAATAATTAGGGGGTACCCCCTCTTGACAGAATTTTTAATTTTAGTGTGCAACATAAACTACATGGCGCGTGGAGGGGGCGACACGATAAGGGGTGGTACGGGTAGGGTGGGGTAACTAGAAGTTAAAATTAACTAATAGGTAGCTAGAATTAACACGAAAATAGCTAACTTTTACCGCCTAAAAGTTTAGACAATTTATCTTTTAA